TCGGTTGGCATACCTACCCAATTAACCGGTTGTGAGTGGTCTTTAAGTATTCGGTCCTTATATTTCCTTCCATAAGCTTTTGCGGCGGCCTTATCTTTAAGAAATTTACTTGTATGTATATCTTTTGGATTGGGATTAAGTATATGTTCAGGGGCCACCCATTTTCCATTATTGTCTAAAACATATCCTGCTTTTTTATATGCGGTTTCTTTAGATTGCCCTAACGCTGCCCACCCGGCGTTTTCAATAAGCTCTTCTGCTTTACTTATGTTTTCAAGTTCCTTTCTTGCATTGTCAACTGTTTTCAGTGATTGTATATAAGAGTCTGTAAGTCCTGCACCCCCTTCCTGTTCTCTATAATGTTCTTTTACCTTAGTTAATTTTTGCTCAGGGGATAATTTACTCCAAGCCATTAATTGAGCCCCATCACTATCTCCGGGTAGTGTAGCTATTACCGGGTCTTCTAACTTACCTCTTATAGCATCAGCAGCATTTAATGCATTTGTGTTATCTATAAACGCCTTATCCAAATCAGGATACTTATCTGCTATTGCTTTCAAATTTCCCTGGGACATTGGAATCATCATATTCTTAGTGGCTATGTTTGCTTTATGGTCTTCTATTGCAAGAACATCCAGTTTCGAGCCACTATCAGTCGTTACATTATTATGCTCGTACTTAGCTAAACCATATTGCAAAGCACTATTGATTAGAGATTTTGTAAACGTCTTAGAATAATTCGATTCCTTTAATGCAGTTGGGCTACTGTATCCAAGTGATTTCCAATTGGCTAATCTTGCTTCACCATCAATTCCCATATCTTCTATAAAATCCTTAGTAGAAGTTGATTTAGCTTTCATGTACCCATTAACTTCTCCATATTGCTGTACATAAGCTTGTGCCTCCTGGTCTGAGGCAAATCCTGCTGTCCAAATTTGTTGTGCTCTTTTTGCACTGAGCCTTTCCCATTTATTACCTCCCCACTTTTCTATGAATCCATCACTATACCTATAATCATTTCCTCCTTTATCAGCAACGAAATCTTTAAAGTACTTGTCAGTCCTTTCCGTCATATCTACGTACTTTGCTACCGGGGTTCCATTAAATGTTCCTACAAGTCTTCCATTTTCATCACGGGTTAGACCTTTATAGTTCTCTATGGCCTTTCTCTTTAATACAGCTCTTGTTGTTGGGTCAAGATTTTTATCCTTACTGTCTATTTCATTTTCAACCCAATCACTGTATGCTTTCATTGGTACAGCTAAAGCGGCGGCTGTATAAGCATACTCATTACCCACTTGCTTTACAGCTTCTACTCCATTTTCCCAATCCTGCCGTTGATTCCACTCGTCTATGGTACTTTTAGTTTTATTCAGCATTTCATCAGCATATTTCTGGTCAACTCCAAGACCGGTTAACTTCATTGAACCTTGTAATATGCCATTTGCCCCTTGTTTTGCGGCATCATATCTCTGCTGCATAATCTGGCTTACCTGCAAACTTTCTGGATTAGCGGAGCCTGCGTACAGAGGAATTTCTGTACTGTTAGTTAATTTGTATGAGTTGTATAGTGGTGTCATATTAATCTACGTAGTCTCCCTCCATAAGATTTTTCTTTATCATCTTCCTTCAAAGTCATGCCAACAATATCTTCATAGTCAAGCCCCATAGGATCTTTAATTCCCGCATCTCTCATACGAATACGCTCCCTCTTAAAAACCCCAGAAGTTTTATAAGCTGTAGCCAAGGTCTTTGTCTTTTCTATATCCACCCTCGATTTCTCCTTTTCATTCTTTATTCCTATATACTTATCGGCAGCGTTTGATATATTAGCAGATTGTTCTCTTTGTTGTGCTATTATCCTGTCTATCTTTCTGTCCTCATAAGCATCTAATTTAGCTTTATTAACAGACTGTACATGCATATCTGCTTGTGCCCCTTGGTTCTTTACCTGAATATTGGCATTTCTTTCAACTTCATTTACCCGGGATAGTTCCTGTACCTGCTGGCCACGGTTATAAGCCTTTACTGCTTCTGCAGTATTTTCCGGTAATTGGGTTTCAGTTGCTTTATTTGCAACTCCATAGTTTCTATTTATAGCCGTTCTTTGGTCAGCTAAACTTATATCCCTAAATACGGGGTAATCTAACAAATTAGGGCGCTTTGGTTCCGGGGGTTTCTTAAATGAGTTCCAAATATTAGATACGAACGGTACTAAACTTTCCGCAACAGCTTTAGTTTTAGCGTTACGAGCTTTCCAATCAATGCCTGGTCTTAGTTTAGTTTTAGTGTCATTAATCTCTACAGGTAATTTGCTTACCCCCGGTAAAGTCCTGAATTGTCTTGAAGTAGCCCTTTGAATATCTGGACTAAATGGTACATCTGTAGGTGTAGTATCCCTCAAAGTACCGGGAGGTAACCATGAGTTGCCTACCCAAGATGTGGAAACCGGTGGCTCTGATGGTTTCGGTGGTTCTGCCAATAGAGGCGCCCATGCCCGGCTTATCCAAAATGCGGGGCTTGTGGGTTTTACCAATAGAGGATCTCCAGGCCCGCCTAATTCCAATTTTCTTAATCTTCCACCCATTTTAGCCATGGTTAATGGTTGATTTATATCCAGGTTTATACTATGATGCATAAATTCAGGCCTATATACATTACTTTCTTCGGGATTGTTATTCTTCATGTACTCTACCATATTATGTATAGCTTGGTATTCAGTTGGGTTTCTATTATGTTTCCCGGTTTCATCCACAATACCGGAATATACCCCATAGTTATTTGATATGGTATTCCGTAGCTTCCTCCTAACTCTTTTTCCAGGCCCCGTTAAGGTTTCATCTATTATTGGTATCATTGCGGCAGATTTAAATATTGCTTAATTTGTTCCTGTTGTGTTATTAAATGCCTCTCCCTGGCTTTTAACCTACTCAATGAATTTGCTCTATCAGCTGTAATTGGTTTCTTCTCTATTCGGCCAATAGCCCTTGCAATTGGTTTATGAAGTTTAGCAAATCCTAATTTCTTAGAGAATACATAATCCCCCGTTGTAGTTTCATTACCTTCTAACTCAGCATTAATTCCCGGTATGTCAATCCCGCCTTCCTCATGTGAATCCCCCACTAATTCAGTACTTTCAGAGGATAATGGTTTTGCATACCCACCAGTCATGTAGGCGGCTGTAAGTGGTGCTTTTAAAGTACCTCCTGTTGCATAGTAATCTACATTGTACCCTGTTACAGCATCCTGATTTGACGCTGCCAACGCATTGGATCTTTGCATGTCAGATAACAATTTATCCCTGTTATCAATCCTTATTCGCTTCCTTGCTTCCCTACGGGCTTTCGCACCCCCAAAAATTCCACCTATTAACCCTAAACCAGCCCCTACTATTGTGCCAACCCCAGGTGCTATTGAAGTTCCTAAAGCGGCTCCTTTAAGCGCTCCCTTTGCTGCATACGAACCTATCCGCTCACGACCGGATATTGGGTCTTTACCTGCAATAGCCTCTGCAATTGGGGCTCCTACTATGGCCCCTGTATTAGCTATGTTGCCTATTGTTTGACCCTTATGATTAATTTCTTCATTTGGCATATTGCCGGATACATTTGAGGTATCCTTCAATATCTCCGGATTATCCTTAAGATATGATAGTAAATTCATTAAACCCCCCGGCTCCAATTTCCTTCTATTTAATCGTGTGTATAGTGTCATCGTGAAGATATTTGTGCTTGTAAAGAAACGTCATGTAAAATTACAGGTTTGTTGCTAATATTATCAAATTCAAATCTCACACAGAACCAAGTGTCATTCATTAATTCTTTAGAGTACCATGGTTTTGTACTATCCGCTTGCGCTGTCAGCAATTTATAATCTCCAAATAAGTCTTCTAAAAACACTACCCCCTTATTTATGAGTATATTTCTAAAATCGTGAAATGCCCATCCTCCTTGTACTCTTCTCACTTTACCCATTTCTAATGGCTGATTGTATTCTAATGCAATTCTACCACTGTGTTGATTAGAGTTCCATACAGAGATATGCGTTAAAGTACCAAATAGCTGGTCATTAAGAAGTTGACCAGACGGGATGGGATTTATGAATTCAGTTTTCCAATTAATTACCTCTAATATCATGTCTTTTTCTGCCCTAAATACTACATCAATAAAGAATGGGTTTGTATTTCTTGTGACATAGTCATAGTTGTAATAATATTGTCCATAAGGCCCGGTATTATGCCTATAGATAAGATTGTCTTTAACTGAGTAAAGTTGCGTACGTGTATGAAAGTACATGTCTGCAATATAGTCATGTGCAAATGCCCAGGCCTTTCTTTTTGAGTTGTAAGAAAATGTATATGAATTGGTTCCCTTTACAGTTACTAATAGCCTTTTGTATCTTTCATCCCAGCCTATAGTAACCCCATGACCAATAAATGGGTTATTTGAAAGTACATTACCATTTAGGTAATTCTCCATTAATTGTTTTAATCCATCTGTTATATCATTGAGACTTTCTTGTGAAAGTATGAATAGTTGTCCTTGCTCCACATCTATAAAAGCATACCCTATAGGAGTTTTACAACAGGCTAATTCATGCTGTGTACCTGCATACCCTAACTTAGTATCTAAAGACATCTTTGGCTCAAATTGAAATATGTCCCCGGTTCCAAGTGTAATACCTAATAACCCTGACTCTAATTTGGCTTTATCCTGAGTCTGAAATAATGCTCTTTCGTGGTGTATAATTAACCGGTCATTATAGCTATTTAAACTTATAGGGAACCCCATATTCTTTTGGAGTTCATAATAATCCAATGGAAGAAATGTACGCCATGACCGTTTATTCTGCCTGGATAGTTTCCCCCCACGATGTATTCTGAAGGGGAACTTATCAATCAATTCTCTCTTAGGATTAAATATAGAAATTGTCAAAAAATCATTAAGTGCGTGTAAATCCCGGCTATACCCAAATTGGTTAGGCTCTTTACTGCGTTCGTAATAAGTTATATAGTTTAATGCTACCCCAGGTTCCTGTACAGGGGTCTGTGGCGGCCATATATTGACTGATTGCTGTTGGGCTACTAATGTAACAGGTGTCTTTGGGTACCATTTTGAATACATGTTTCCAGGAATTTCATATCTTAATGCAACATTAGATATAGTTTCACAAACATGCCTTCTTATTACTTTAGTTCCTTTATAACCTTCTCCATGAACATCTATACTGTCGTGTCTTCCATAGGTATGGTAGCTGTAATCTGATAAGAATGTATCTCCCCAATAAAACGGGGAATTATCTGCTAAGGCGTGTTTAGGCCCCATTGGGATTAGATTTTGTGTCATAAAACTATTATACACATCACTTCTTAGAGAGAATACATTTACTAAGTAACTTTCTTCAAATTCGGGCGCCCCCCAAGCTCCTGTAGAATCATCTGTGAGGCTTAATTGTGATACTGAACTGTTTAACGGCCAGTAATCTTCTATATCCCCAGTTGGGTCTTTTAAAGTACCGGCAAAGCAGGCTTCATGCCTTGCATTATCGAATCTGCGAACATTAAACCCGTTCTCAAGATAAAAGCTTTCCTTTATCCCCCAAAGAGACCTATTATAAGAAATTGGATTAGCCCAAAACGCTTTGGTATAGTCTATTAAATATTCTAATGGTGCGTCATTTTCGGCAGCTATTGACCCATCTTCTAAGTATCCCTCAGTACGAATGTTATTCCTCCTCAGTTTTAATTGGGCTGATAAGAAAGTTGGGGTTATAGAAGGTTTATTAAAAAGTAAGTCAAATGAATGCAACCTAAATGTATCAGCCCTAAGTTGCATGAGTTGGTAATTTGGTTCATAATCTACACTTGAAGTTGAAGACCCTTCTATGTGCATAGCAGTCCTCCAGTTACCTCCGGAAGTATAAATATCTGCCTCGTTTGTAGGCTCATTTAATTGAAACCCATTTACACAACCATTTAATAATAATGCTTGCCCTTGTATAAGGGTAGAGGCCGGGGTACGTTTAGCAAATAATAACCTATATCCATCAATTATCCCATTATATTTTGAAGGGATTTGTACATTTTCTGCAAATAGAAACAACGCATCTAATTTGGTTATTCCGTATTGCTGTTCTGAACTCCACAATATTTTCTTAGCCCATCTCAGTGATGGCATTTTATGATGTCTTACGTTCGCTCCCATTAGATTAGGACCGCCGATAGAAGTAGAATTAAACGATGCGTCGTTTGGATAAAACTCATTCTCGTTTATCCATTTTCCTGTACTTCCAAATTTACCAGCTACATTATAAGTGGCTATTCTGTCTTCTACTTTATATCTTGGAACAGTTGTAGGGTACCCGCTTTCTGATGCCTCTGAAGATGGCCCTAAATCATTTAAATCTGCAGCAAGCCCTGGAACATGAAACCCTTGTGTCCATCCTCCTTTAGTTTTATGGTACTGTATATAAATCGCATAAACCTCCTCATGCATAAGTGACCGCTTCATTCCTTTTATATATTCTTCCGGTTTAGCAGCCACATCTACCAATTCTGATTTCCATTTTATCTGAACCATATTAGCGTAAGGCTGCATATCCGTAATCTCAGCTTCTTTTTCTAACCCTACAATATACAATGCGTCATTAAGTTGCCCCATTGTTCTTACCCTTTCATATACGGCCGGGTTTACTAATACCTCGGATACGCTTACCTCTGTATTTAAATTAGTTCCTGTGTAATTTAAAATAGCTGTACCATTGTTTATTTCCACTGAATCACTAAGCTCTACAGCAGTAAGTTTGTCATTACTCCTGGCAACTACATAGATTCGTACGAAATTGTAATTTGGGTCTGCATCAGTAATTGTAATCAATAGACTTTTATCTGTTGTAGTTCCGAAAGTACCTGGCGCTATAATGGTTCCATTACTCAATTCTGATTTTGAGGTTATAGTACCATCATTCTTTTCATAAGAAACTGCTACATAATAACTACCTGCAGATAGTGTTCCTCCAAGACCTTCTGTTACAGTAATCGTGGGCTCTTTAAATATAGGGAATAGTCTAAGATCATCTACAGATGTTACGGAAGGTAAGTCACAGTTTAAGTACTTTGGGAACGTAACCTTATCAGTAAAAGATATTACTACCTCCCCTTTATAATTTCTCTGAGCTTCTCCCGTTATATAGTTATTTGTATGAAAACCCAACCTATCTCCGTTTGCGGGCCAGTTTACTAAATTCATAGGATTATCATCCACTATCGGTATATAATTTCCTGAAGACGCATCGAACCAGCCTATGGCTGAATTTGTATTATCTGTAGAAAATATAATTGGGTATTTATCCGTTTCTATCACACCATTAAATGTATAGGGGAGCTCTGCCGGCACTAAATCAAACCCAGGTTCATTCATGACTGCATTTGTGTACCAATCATGTACACCGTTCTTACCGTATGGATAAGAACCTTCTGGTTGCTCCTGAGGTCTTGTATCGTTATTCAGTACTTGAGGCTTCATTACTCGTATATTCTTGGTTCCCTGGGTTTGTTTTCAAAAAAATCATCAAAAGCATATTCATCAAATACTAATCTTGTAAGTGAAGAATCCACAGCTTCAGTTACGTCTGGGGATGGATAAGTAATTTCTCCCAATGCCCTTGCTGCATGCAATTCAAAAGAAGCCACACAGTGTTCATATTTAAATACCTTATCATCAAACCCTGCTCCAATCATCATTCCTCGTACATACCAATATATTGCCTGCTTGTAGTTTTGGTTATCCGGGATTAGCGGAAATCCTTCATCATCTATAAGAAGGCTAAAGTAATGCAGCCTTATTTTTCCATCACACAGTGAGGTATTTAACCAATCTAATTCAGTATAGTACGTGTACTCGCAATAGGGAAGTGAAAGTACAGAGCGAATGTCAATTGCTTGTGCGTGGTACAGGGTTGCTTCTCGTAGAGAATCTTCACTTACACTTACTACTGGTTGTAAGTTTATATTATTATTTCCGCTTGTAGTCGAAACCCATCCATCAATACCACCGAGTGTGTTATCTGATATCGCCTCAATAACCAGTTTAGTACTTTCCCAACGAGCGGTGAAAGTACCTATTTCGAGGCTGTTTAGCTTGTTTAACAATGGTAATAAGTCTGCATTCAATTCAACGTCTATATCTAATAGGTGGCTTGAGAACAGTCTATATAATCTGTTGAGGTGCGCTATAGAAGTACTTTCAGGATAATTAACTTCCCATACAAACTTTGGTATGGATATAGTTTTAGTTACAACTTTTGGAGAGCTCACATATACCGTAGTACCGCAGTTTTGTATTGTTCTACCTGAGTAGGTGCGGTCGCCATTATACCAATGCATCCTCTTTCCATTATACTCTACTGCAATTACATCTGTTAATCCACAAGGCAATTTGGCTTTATGAAATTTTACATTGAGGTCTTCATATACCAACTTAAGTGAAGCTCTTGTTTTCATCATACCCATAGCTTCAGGTATCCACTCTTTCATTGAGTTGATATATGATAGGTCATGTAATCTTGTATTCCTGATTACATTTCCTATTACACTCTTTAATGAAACTGATTTATATTCCATTCTGCTGCAATTTTAATTGTACTGATTCCCGAATTCTTTCATTTGACTTCTTATTGGCTTCCCTCTTCTCTTGTACCAATTCCAATGGCTGAAATAAGTATCGGTATTTTAATAACTTATCTTTATTCAGGGCCTCTGTAAATTCTTTTAAGAATGAACTTACTTTACTGGCTCTCGTATGCGTAGGTCTAAATGCATACAATGCTATATTAGTTACATTGCTGTTTTTAAACCATGCAATCCTACACCAATCAGGGTCCGTAAAGTACACAATGGATTTGTACTTTAATTTTCCCGGTACATCAGGATCATCAATTAGTGGCTGTTTCTTTGTTTTAACCCAGTTAATTCTTAGCTGTTTCTTACTACGAAAATCTCTTTCCACTCTTTTTGCTAATACTTTCCCTAATCCCCCATATAAGTTTATGGCATTACCAGAAATTATCTCCTTTTTCGCTTTATCGAAATAATGTTCAATTACTTTTCTGAATTTCTTATAATCCATAATCAGTATTGGCTTTCCATTAAAGATTCGATACACTGAATAATTTCTTATACCTTTCTGAAATTTACCAAACAGTGTACTATCTTCCTTAAGTATCAGTGCAGCATAATCTTGCCACATATCAAATACAGTAAATGTTTTCTTATCTACCATCCGGGCCATTATTCAATTTTTGGTTTATGTCAGTTTGTTTATCTGTATTAGCAGGAATAGCTTTATACTCTTGAACGATATAGGACACTATTTGCTGTGCCATGTCTCTGGGTACCGGGTATTCTTCATTCCAAAAATCACATCCTCCAGTACCATTTTCACAGTTCATTTTAGCTACTTCCTCAGGGCTTTCAAATACACCTGTCACTTTTATCATTGGTAGATTTGGCTTATCCTCTACGATAATCCGATTATCTACCCAATCATAATTCACATTGTCTTTTGAGTACTTTCCAGTATTTAAATAGTCGTTAAGCAGTGTAGTTCCGTATGAGAACTGAACCGAACCATCTACAGAGCCAACGAAGAAGAATAGGTTACTGTTTATACGCAGTGGAGTTGGCACCTTATTTTTGGTGATAGCCGCTGGGCAAATTCCTGGAATATCGGTCCCGACGCAAGCAGGTACTACCATCTTTTTTTCCATAGGTAAGTATAAAGTCTGGTATAAAGACTTTAATTCATCCGGTTTTCGCTCTGCTGAGTTTCTAATTAGCCTTGATCTCCAATTCCCTACCCTCTGGAATAAGATTAACTTAAAAACATCATCCAATTCTTTGTAGAGTTGTACTGCAATTTCCGTAGTAATTTCATTTGGTGTCATATTTATAACTTTTCCAGAATAAAGATAATAAAAATCCCGGCATAAAGCCGGGACTATTAAAGCGATGTATGAGTTTAAAGCGCTGCAAGCGCTGCCAATTCAGTCTGGGGCACAGCTATCAGTACTTTATTGTGGGCCCAATAGTTCCTGGTAACTCCTTCCTCTGTGCGGAATTTCTCCCTCAATAACAGGTACCCCCACTGTGTGGCAGAAAGGTCAATGTTGGGGTGTCCAAACTCTTTACCAGTAGTGGGGCCATTCGTGTACTCTACAGCTCCCTTATTCAGGATATGATAACGATAGAGTTCTGTTACATCCTCCTTTAGGCCCACGCTATGTACTCCGGGGGTTGAAACTGCTACAGTAATTGCAGAACTATCTGTTGGTTGCGCCGGCGTAGTTTCCAACTCCGACACAATCTTGAAGGTGGTATCTACCTCTTTACCTGTAACTGTAAGTACATTAGTGGCTGGAGAAGCTGTTACTATTGGCTCAACTTTCTCTGCGTTTATTTTACTGGCAATGGCTGTAATAGCGGCATTAATACCCCCGGATCCAATTGCCTGTGTGTATAACCAAAATGGATAGGGGATTTGGGTAGGCCTTGTATCAATAATCTTTACATGAAGAATCTGGCCCGATTGATAGGTACCACCTCCGGTTACCTGTATTGCCTGGGCTGTACCAGCAGCGTATGAGATACTATCTTTGGTTACGTCTTTTACTTTCAGAGCAGTAGTCCTGGATGCAATGCCATCTGCATCTTTATAACCAAAGAAGAATAGTTTATCGGCATTAGCTGCATCTGCTAAGTCCCCTGGGGCAAGTGCAGGATTATCATTTGCGGAATCTTCAAAGAATGCCCATACAGCTCCTTCATTACCACCTGCTGTTACAAACAACTCATAGTTGGCCTGCGGGTCATCTGTAGTAGAGGCAATAACAACTTCTGCAAAGTGTCCCATTGTATTTTTGAAGAATTTAGATTTTTTGAAAGCCATAATTATAGGTTTTAGTGGTTAGTTATAATAAAATTCGTTTAGCCATATCTTGTTCTGTGAGATTAACTCCTTGTGTATCTTTAACCCTACTTTGCATATACTCAGTGGTAAGATCACATATCTTTTGATGCACTGTTTCGCTTAACTCACAATCTGTACCCAAATGTAAAGATATAGGTTGTGGTTTACGAATATATGATATCTCTGCACCACATACTGTAATACTTTTGTCTGAGTAAATCCTCAATAAGTTCGACTCTAATTCAGATATTGGAGAAATATAGGATGTTTTATAAAATGCACTTCCTCTCATTGAGGCTATTAAATTTGACGGAGTTAGCCGGTTACTGTGAAACTTGTGGTTATCTGCATCGTGGTACTTTAGCGTTACGGTTTGCGTGTCAGGTATGGTTTCTGAAATACCATCAAATTCTAAGGATGCTAAAGTTATAGGAGAAGTTTCCAACACATTAATGAATGTATTCGGAATATATAGCTTACCAAATTTTTCCCAATATAATCCCGGTTTTGATACCTGGCCTAATTCCCATTTATTCGCTTTCCATAATAGATACGGTGTAAGAAATATAATATCCTGCTTGTCAGTATACCCATTGTATAAATCATAGTTATATGGGAGATCTTCAGGAACTTGTATGTGTACTCCCTGCATAATCAGTTCCACAGATTCGTAGAATTGAGAAGACACTTTTGCTGTTTGCTTCTGCTCTATAGTTTGTAGGTAAAGTACTTGTTCTTTCTCCTGGGGTGGTTCTCCACAATTAGTTGGAAATGTGAAGCTGGCATCAGATATAAGGTAATTGTAATCAGGAGGTAAGTAGGCAATATAAGTATTCTCTGTTTCAATATAAGTCTTCAACCTTTTCCCGGATACAATTACCGCACGAATATCATCTGCTCTTACCTGGTCCACCTGGAATCCTCCGGAACCATTTGAACGTGGTACAAGACAGCCTTCTATAAATCTTCCCATTATCTTATTCAGTACCCAATCAATCTCTTCCGGGTACCATTTACGAGAACGGTTTGCAGCAACCAGCTGAGTGGACTGGTTGATTTCTATATGCATGTCTTTTACAGTCATAGCTTATTTAGTACAAATGTAAGTTCTTTATAAGTAGGTACAATAAATTTCCCTTTAAACCCCACTCCGGTTAACTTATCCATAATCTCTTGTGCAAAATTCCATGGCAGTATCAGAAACACATCAGGAAAAGGGTGCTCATTAAAGTAATCCATTCCATATACTTTTAACCCAGTACCTGCACTGTACTTTAATTGCTTTTCCGGGGTTTCGTCAATGATGTATGAAAGTAAATGGTTACAGTTTATATAGTTCAATAATACATTACCTTTAGCGGCCGCCCCAAAGCAGGCAATTGATTTTCCCTCTTCATGAATACTTCTTATGTTATTAGATAGGAGCATCTTTATCTCATCTACCTTACATGCAAAATCCCTTAAAGAAAAATCATCAAAGTCCTCCTCCGGTATGAAAATTTCAGAGGATTGTTGATGGCTAATATATACTCTTACCGAACCCCCGTGTATAGGAATATGTATGACTTTTGATACCTGTAATTCAGTTTCATTGCAGATGTGAGCTATATCTGATAGTGACAAATAGCTCATGTGCTCAAAATAAATTGTATCAAACTCATAACTTTTCAGCATATCAAATAGGTAGGGAAATTCCAATACAATATACCCATCCTCTGAAAGTACTCGTTTGCATAACCCGAGGAATTCTACGGGATCTGGGACGTGTGCTAATACATTGGTCGCTGTTATAACTTTGAATTTTGGCCAGGTTTCTTCAAGGAACTTACAAGATGCTTCTCCCCAAAAATTTCTGTATTGCCTTACATCGTTAACCTGCATTATTTCTGCAGGGTCTAAATTTAATGAACGGCATCCTAACACTTTTTGAAATTCGTTGCATAGCGTACCATCATTACCGGCTATGTCCAGGTGCCAATCATTTGAACTTACTACTTCTCTTAATTCATTCGCAAGGTTTGTACAATGTGTAATGTACCCTTTAGAAATCCCACTCCGGTAAGTGTACTCTGAGAACATTTCTTCCGGCGCAATAATCACAGTAAGTTGGTGCAATTTGCAATTACTGCAACGGGTAACTTCAAGCGGTAATTTTTCTGCATTTAATGATGCCTCCTTAGAGGTATAAAATACATTAGGTAATGGCATCATTCCCAATGATAAAAATGGAGTGGAAAGTTGTGAGCCACATACCCTACAGTGTGTAACTAATTTATGTTTCATACTATCAATTATGTATAAAAGTACAATTATTAAATGCTTTGAATCTTTCCTGTCCGTACGCATTAATTAAATCCTGGAAGAATAGCCAATCTGCAGAATGGTCTGTAATGTTTTTCCAACCTACTTGTTGAGCTTCTTTGGTTCTTAATAGCATTTGACCACAATCAATAAACCCACGATGTAACCTGGACGGAATGACTTGGTATCCATTATAATTGTGTATGAATTGTCCTGAATAAGCCCCAACATATCTTCCGGAAGCAAGCGTCTTCATTGCATAGTCAAAATACACTGGTGCATAATAATTATCCGGGTTAGTAATCAACACAAATGGAGAGGTAACCTTTTGTAAATATTCGGAGCGGATAGAATGCCCCCAATAACCCTTTCTTTCTGCTGTATGGAAGTACTTTACCCTCTCGTCTTCTACAGCTGCAATTTCTCCCGGCCCATCATGGATTAACCATAGTTCCCAATCCGGGTAAGATTGCATAATCAATGAGTGAGCCAATACAGGATAACTATTATAACACGGCGCTATAATAGTTATCCTATTACCGGGTTTGAAATTATCAAAGTATTGATAGTTGAATATTTTAAAATGATCTGGCCACCGTTCTCTTAATCCCATGAAATACCCTGTATCGTACAGTGGAGAATGTTGGTCAGGTGCTACTTGGGCAGCATGCATGAACTGCGCTAATAAGTGGGCATCTCCTTTATGCTCAAATTGAAAACACTCCTGTTTAGTTATTACCGGGTCTTTAGGGAATTTAATTTTCTTTGAGGTCTCCTTTGTAAATGCAATACCGGTAGTACGGATATGTCTTTGTACAAACGGGCTTATTTTCATTGCAGCTATGTCGTACCCTTCTTTTAATACTCTCCAGAATGGGGTTGTGAAATCTTTCTGCATTGGAAAAGTGTCATCTGTCATCCATAACATCTTTTCCCAATTATCAGGGAATCCTTCTAATCGTTCGAGGCATACATCTTGTAAGCAACCTATATCGAACCCTCTATTCTTTCTTTTCAGATAAAGTACTTGGTCGGGAATGAATGTGGACCAGTCTTCCTCACCGGTATGTATGATTACCAATCTTGAATCTTGTACACACTGTTCCCAACAATGTAGCCACTTTTTTATATTCTCTAAGCGGTTATAGACTACTATAACTACTAAGTTATTATTACCCATAAACTTTTATACCTGAGTTTGTTTTTGAATTGGTGTTACCGGTTTTGTCATCTCTTCCTGTTCCAGTGCTTTCAACACAATAACCTTATCTGAATTGGTGTCATCCTTAAAGAAATAGATGGCCTCATCCAGTGTGGCACCAATTTCTTCATTGCTTTCAGTAACCACATACCTCTTACCGATTTGTTTTAGTACTTTAAATCGTACCATATTGGCAATTGTGGCTCTTATTTCTAAATCACCCTCATCATATACTGCGTTGAATTTATCGCTTTCCGTTTCCACCAATGTGCGAAGCTTTGCCAATTTCGAGGAAGCAGCATCTTTACCGGTAAATTCCCTTACATCTATTCCTAATAAACTCAACATCATATCTACCTGTTTTTGATCTTCTTTTACTTGCAGATACTTAGTCATTGCTGCGTCTTTGGCGACATTGGCTTTGAAATTCTTATTCTGTACATTCAGTGGGTCGAAAATGTAAAACTTCTTTAAAGGGTTCCCGGCTGCCTCTTCTTTCGAGGCTGCTACAAACGGATGCTTTAATGCATGCCTGTACCTGATATAATCTGATGCATTTAATGGCATATTATCTTTAGATACCGGTTTTTCGTTATTAGTCGTTAAACCTATTTCAAGTTCTATTCCTCCATTAAATGGTACCGGAGTAAGAAGGTCACGAAAGAATTCAGTAACTTTTTCGTTGAACTCTCTGTCTCCAGGTACCCGGTCTATGAATTCCGGCATCAGTAGTTCAGCCTCTTCCCTGCTTAGACCTGAACCTATCTTTGGAGAAGTCCTCTTTTCAAAATAAGACCCGATACTTTCCCTGGATTGTGAAAGAAAGGAAGCTACTTCTTTGGGTTGTGTCTTGGTAAGAAAGTTACCCGTTCTGAATATAGTTATCCTGTGTGAGTTTGCATGTTTATCGCTCATGTTTATTAATTTAGTTATACAAATGTATGGATTGTATAGTACACTAATAGCATAGTTACGAATTTTCTTTCAAATAAAAACCCCCACAAGAATGTGGGGGTTTAAGTTTATGAAAATAATACTTACTGCCCTGCAGTACATTGAATGTCAAAACACCTGTTACCACGCATTAGCTGGATACCTCCAGATTTAAAGCGAGTGTATTCGCTCTTATCCTGTACGGTAGAAAGCAATTTGTTGTTAGCGCTTTCTCCAGCAAGGATCTGAACTGATTTTGGCATTGGTGTAAGACCTTTTACTACGCCATCCATATACGCACGGCCTTTCTGTGCTACGGTACGTATATTGGGTTTGCCGTCCACATCACTATCATCAATGAATACTAACCTGTAGCTTTCCAATGGCAGTCCCGTCTTTGGATGCAATGGAGATTTTTGGGCTACACGGCCGGTATCAAATAATGGTGAGTGTTTTATTTTAATCACATACCCGTCAATGTGGTAAAACCCATCAAAGTACCCACCTAACATCAGGTTGCTTCCTGAGCCGGTAACAAATTTTGATACCACATCGCCAAAATTACCGAAGAACTGGGCGCCTTCTTTAAGTAAGGCTTTATGCACTTCTCTACGACCACCTGTACCAGTTAACAGGGTTATGGTCATATTGTTGGTATCACCCTGGCCATATAATGAATCTCCGATTGCACTGGAAAGAAACTTATAGGATAGGTCAGAATAGGTAGTTTGGTTGGTAATCTGCTGCAGTAATCCTGCGCCGGTAGGCACTACTTTACCGGTAAGTAAATCCTTCAAAGGGATAGTTCCGTCTGCTCTACGGTTATACCTGCTATAGGTATAGTAATGCTCGCATTCTTCTGCCCAACGCTGTTCAAATTGCCACATGAAATAGTCCATCCATACGTTTGTACTTTTCATGGAGCCGTCAGCTTGTGGTACAGATGCAGTAATTTTCATTACCTTATTAGCAGCATTACCGGCCCAACTCATACCAGCCCTCATAAAGCCCATTTGGTTTTTGAATAAACCGGGCATTACCATAGAAGATTCTGTGGAACGGGATTCAGATTCTGCTACCTGTGAGAATAATGGTGACCATTTTATACCCGGCGCCAATTCGCTGATTGGGCAATAATCTTCCGGGGCAGCGGCATGTAACTCCAACTTATACCGGAATCCGCCTGAAGCTACCGGAACACCCTTCTCGTGTACGTAGGCTTGTATGCCGTTTTCACTTTCAATTACATAGAATTGTTTAATCCATTCATCATCAAAAGTGGCATAAAACGTACTGTTCCCGATACCCGGCTTATCTCCTGCAGAGTATTCGGTAGAGTAGGTAATACAGGCCTTATTCATTTGGCCCATTACCGGGTAAGTGAATTGCACATCATCAATTTCTACAGAGGCATTGTCCTTACCATACCCTACTGCACCGTTAGTCATTAACGATATCGGGTAATTACGGTTGTACGACCCTAAAATATAAGTTATGGTTTTTGTCAACTCGGAGGGAGCCCCCTGACGTTGATGATAAAAGTTTACTTCATCACGCATAGATTGTGCATCGAATAGAGATTCCTGAACCTGGAATTTCATTTGTGGTAACTGTAAAGTACTCATTGTTGTATCTTTATATGATTAGTAATTTTCTACTTCGGTAGAATGGATGATAAAGATACAAAAGCATTATCATCATTCTTATCATTGTTCGAGCCTTTCGGTGCTCTGTTCTTATTTATCCCTAAACGTATAGACTGTGCCACTTTCTTCTTAGCCTCTCTTTCTATCATATCTACAAGGTTTCCTTTTCTATACTCAAAGAACAAGGCCTCAATTCTTGATTGAATATTGTCTTTGTTTACTTCCTGGGATATTACGAAAGTATCCGATTGCTCATCGTAGGCTATGTGCTGTTTAATGAATTGGGTGAACTCTGCTTTATTTGCATTCGGTATAATAAACCTAATACCTTTATTCACAGTTTCCTCAATTTGACTTACCATACCACTAATGGTTTTATTAATCTCCCTTTCCCTCTCCTCATATTGCGCCTGTACTTTCTCTACTTGTTTTTTCTGATTCTCATTATAATCCTCCATTACTTTAACAGCCTGGTCTTTCAATGTATTTTTTGCAATGGCATTCTTTACTAATAAATCAGCGCTTTCAGCATCAATCCCCTTTTGCTTATAATCCCACCTTAATACGTCTGCCTGCTTATCCGCATCTTCCTCTAATACATCTTTTTGTGGCATTTCAAAATGAGTGTTGGCGTTGAAAAACGTCTCATCTCCACTTCCCTGTTGTCTATGAAGCATGTAGGCATAAGCTCTTGGGTCTTGCTGCTGTAACATCCTTTCAAAGTTTTGGGCGCCACTCTCATAGATAGCAGTCTCCCTCAAAGCTACCCCTTCAGAAGATAAGGGATCCACCGCTTCAGGATATTCCACTTTTATTTCACGGCCGGTAATTTTCTGAACATCCTCATAAAAAGTTTCATGGTCATCAGCTGGTTGAGGTTCACCAGGGTCTTCTTGTACTTTAACTACATTTCCATCAGCATCCTTTTCATACCCATCCTGTAAAGTACCATCATCATTTAACCCTTCTACTGGAGTTTGTGGTTCCGGGGTATCAGACGACTCTGTTGCGGCAGGAGGTTCCACTGCAGTAATATCAACCGGAACATCCTGAGACATTAAACTTGTAATGGGTACATCTGCATTTCTAAGTACCCTAATGAAATTGCTATTCATATACGTGTTATTTTGATTTAGATTTATTCTTGGATTTTTTCACTGCAAGGTTCTTTTTATCCATAACCTGCTTATGAGCGAATTCTTTTTTCTTCTGCTCGAATTGCTCTCTTTGTAATTTTCTTTGTTCTAACCTGTCTGCCCGAGCTTCCTCTGCTTTCTTCCTATTATCCATTAGCTTCTGTACTTCCATAGTGTCTGGGACATTATTAGCATTCACGTCACCATTTTGGAAAGTAAAGGTATTAAATGAACCACGAATATACTCTATATCTTCTTTCCTATCATACTCTGCTTCCATATTTTCACGGTCCAGTAGCTTACTAAATTCTACAAATCTTTGTTTACTTTCCTCTAAGGCTTGTGCAGCTTCCTGCTCTGATTCTGCCATGGCTTTTTGTACTTGCTCGTCTATAGCCTCTACTTGTTTTAACTTCTGCTTTAATTCGCTTATATTCACAGCATCTATTACCTCCATTACCGTAGATGCCTTTTGATTATTCTGCAACATTGCTTGTGCATAGCCTCTCATTTCCTGTAACTTTCTTAATTCTTCAGAAGCTTTATTCACAAATATGCCCAAATCTTCAAAAGCAAAATCTTCCGGTAGAATTGAAAGTACCTGAGTGAAGTACTCATCTTCATTATATAGCTTATAATCTCCTTCAATAGTAGCAAATTTAGCAAGGTTTAATAATCCCTGCAGGTCTCGTTCCACCAATTCTTCAAACCCGATAAACATCATATCGGTAATAATAGTGCTTTGAAATACAGCCCTCTCATTTACACCTTGTCCATCCGAGGCATACGTTTGCCCTTTTCTTTGTCGTGTAACCCCTATTAAATCGTCCCACTGAGATTTATAATAATCCATAAGCTCAATGAGCTGTTTAATAGAGTCGAATAATGTCATGTCCAATACCTGGTACTGGTTCCATGATTTATCTACTCCTACTTGGTTCCGGTTTAATAATGCATACCCCTTAGCTTCAGCCCAATAGAAGAATTTCTCTTCCGTCCACCCATTATGTTTCGGCACTGTTGCCTCATCAATCAGTAGAATTTTTCCTTTACTTTTAGCTATAGTCTTCTCTAAAGTGTAATTCAGAATAATATACATTATCTGAAATGGAATTCCCATTTTCAATACACTAAGATTAGTGGAATGTGTATCTGAATGCCGGCGTCCATTATAAGATAGTTTATGCTTTGATAAATTATTGGCATCTGAACTCTGGTACATTACCGGGCCCATATCACAATACAAATCATCTTTTATTCTCCAACCTTCATATACTTCCATCACCTCTCTCCAATCTACTTGCTCACCTTCCTGCGGTACATAGTCTTCATCCACCTCTTCTTCTACTACCTGGAAAGTAACCGGATCGAAATAGGTTAAGAATCCAACTTTCCTATACCCTTTCCATTGCACATGATATACTGGTATCTTATTAAAATTCTCCGCCCACAACCCTCTGTACTGTGAGTAAAAACTTTGTGGAGAATTGAATAGGTTATCGTTTTGCAGTTTCTCATGGTGCACTTGCTTAAGTGAATGATAAAACCTGTCTGTGATTTCAGATAATGTCCACCATTCACGGCATACCACCCATTCAGCATCTTCCACAAATTCAGATACCATACTCTGGTCATAAGATATACTTAAAGGTGATATCCTCTTATATACAATCTTACCATTCTCCACTGATTTATAAGAATACCCTTCACCGACAATTAACCAATCCTTAAACATTTTGTGCTGCTTCTGTCGTACCTCACTTTCCCGTATTATCCTCTTTAACCATTTCTGACCCTTGATAGCAATAATATCTTTATAAGAAGATATGAATTCCGCTTTAACTTCCTCAGGGATTGGGGGTTGCTGTTCCAACTGTTGTAACTGTTCAGGAGATAATTGTTGCCCCTGCTCTTTTAATGATTGTAAAGCTTCATTAATAAATATATTCGTTAGACTTTTCTGGGCTGTTAACCGCATCTGTTCCATGTACCTGTTGTATCCCGTCTCGCCTATATTCTGTACGTTATACACAAAAGGCCTTCTTGGATATTCACCCAACAGCAAATCTATGTTTGAGCGTAGAATTGTTACCGGTCTTATCTTGGCAGGAAATGCTTTATGCTTTTCTTCTTTTGCTGATAACGGGTCTGTGATATGAGAAAACCATGAAAGTGGGAACTCATTATTATATACTCCGTAAAGTACCTGTAGGTCGGTGTCCCTGGAGCTGTATTCTGATGTCAAACCGCCAAATGTGGAGCGGTGTATGTAGTGGTCTATATTCGCTCTAAACCACTCTTGTTTATTCTTGTACTTTTCAGCATAAGATACTATCTGTAAGGGTTTATCTGATATGTTACCTGTTTTTTCAACAATTACAGCATCCATGTCTAAAATTTTTCTCAAATGTATGCCAATTTCTTAAAATTACTATTAATAGGCTGTAGATACGTCGCTACTATCCTCCTCAACGTAAAAGCTTCTGTCATAAAAAGATTCTGCTTCCGTACGTATTCTTGATTGTATTTGTATTGCGTAATTCTCCTTCAGCATAAACATAGCTATTATAGCTTCAGATATACGGTCAAAGTTTCCTAACTTAGGATTAAATTTCTTTAACTCTTTTAAGAAAGCTATATCATATATACGGTGTATATTCAGTATTTTATTTCCACTTTCATCCAGGCCTCTTGGTTTTACGTGCCAATCTTCCAGGTACATTATCCCTAAAGCTTTTCTTTCCGTAGTCATATTCATTAAGAATGAGTTACCTGCAGATTTTGATGCTATCTCCTTATTATGAGCCATTTCAGGTTCATTGCAAAGCATGTGTAATAACCTTCTCGTACGGGCGTAGTTTACAATACTCTGGCCACCCCCTGCAATTTCTCCTTGTATCTTAGCGTTAAAAAATGAAGCAAGATTAAATGTAATGTCGTGATTATCTTCATAACGTACCGGCCTTCCTACATACCATGCTACCGGTAACCCCATAAAGGATGTATCAAAATTATTATCCAGTTTCCATACCCTGGTTACCCATAATGAAGTCTGATCATTCGACTCCTCCTTATAATAACTATCCACCGTCACCTGGTACAATCCTTCCGGTACTTTACCCAATAAATCTACATAAGGTCTTTGCACCATACTTACACAACCTGCGATATTCCCATCCTGTTTATGCGGGAAATCTTCAATAGGCCTTGCTATATGCTTAGGCTGCATTACAAACTCAACCCCAGCTTCTCCTTGTATCAACTTTCCATGCCGTACCAATCCTTGCAAAGACTTATTCGTTATCAACCTCTTAATCTGAGCATCTATTTCTGCTGTATTAAATCCATTCCCTGTTAAGCGTTGAAGTGCTTCAGATGGCGTATTAGGGTATTCTGCTTTACGCCTATCAAGATCTTTTGGCCGACCTGTTTTTTTCTTCTTCTTCCTGATAGCTTTGTCTGCTTTAATAGCATTTGCAATATCTACATTCCCATCCTTATCCATGTGAAAACTATCCGCTCTCCAACACGGTACAAAGTACCCACACTCAGTTCCTTGCATTCCATCCTCCCAAACATTATACAATGGGAGCATATCCCATGCCTCCGGATTATAAAAGATATTTTCTAATCCTTGTATCCCGGGGCCAGATTCACCACCTGTACCGAATATAGATGCTTGGCCAACATACATACTACCTTCACGAAGTGACCCAAGCGTAACTTCTAAAGCATCTTCCAAAGATGGGAATGATCCCGCTTCTTCAAATACAGCTTTACGTCCACGCTTACCACGTACTTTTGATGGCTTATCTACTACTTGTGCAATAATTTCAGAGAAAGTACCCCTCTCTACACCGTACGAGTCGAGATAAGATGCACGCTGATGCATTATATTCTTCTTAACCTGCCGGTTTTGTTTCCAATAAGAACTATACTTATTAATCCAATCCAATCCTGTTTGTACTTTATCCATAATGGCATCCCCTACTAAGTAAGGTTCTGTGCCGGCAAAGTAATAAGATTTTGAACCTGGTATAAAATTATAATTATACACTCCATCTGCAGCCTCCATATAAGAGAACCCGGCGCCACGGGTCTTCAATGCGACAGTATGCCTGTTCCCTGTAGAGTTTACTCCCATGAACTCACCACCATACCATGCAATATGTTTTAAGTTCCACCACTCATAGTGCACTTCCCAAAACTTAGGGAAATCCATTACCTTATCAATTACTGTACGAGACACCTTTTTCTTACTATCCTCCCTCTCCTGTATAGCCTTTATTAATACCGAATCCGGTACACGGCTCATGGGTTGAAAGTTTAAGTGAAAGTAATGTCTGCCCGGTATCCACAAATCTCCAACACTGTACCCGTATTTACACCTCCTATCCTCCTCTTCCCAAAAAGCGAAGTAATCCCTGGAGCCTTGTGGCGCCGTAGTATATATCCCCCCATTCTTCTTAAAATCCCTAACTGTATAGGAAAACTGTGCTGTATTTACTAATTTATGAAACCCCATGACTGTTATTATT